TTTAAAGATTTCAAAGACTATGGTTGGTCACCTGAAAGAAATGTACATAGAATATATCAAGGTCATAATAAGGAGACAGCGAAGCCTGTAATCATCTCTACATGGCAGTCTATCTATAATTTACCAAAAAAGTGGTTTAAAGATGTTGGTATGATTATAGGTGACGAAGCACATTTATTTAAAGCAGTTTCATTAACAAAAATATTGACAAAATTAGAAAAATGCCCATATAAAATAGGCATGACAGGAACTTTAGATGGTTCTAAAACACATAAACTTGTATTAGAAGGCCTATTTGGTGCAGTAAATAAAGTAGTATCTACAACTGAATTACAAGAAAAGAAACAATTAGCAGACTTAAAAATATACTCATTAATATTAAAACATGGTGCGATAGAATGTAAACACGCAAGTGGTTTTAATTATCAAGAAGAAATGGATTATATTGTACAATCAGATAAAAGAAATAAGTTTATAAAAAATTTGGCCTGTGGCCTTCAAGGTAATACACTATGTTTATTTCAATATGTAGAAAAACACGGAAAGGAATTGTATGAAGCAATTGAAGATAAAGCAAAAGATAAACAAGTTTCTTTCGTCCACGGCGGAGTTGACGCCACAAGAAGAGAAACTATTAGAGAACTTACGGAAAAATCTGACAACGCTATTATCGTGGCGTCATATGGGACTTTCTCTACCGGCATTAATATTAGGAATTTGCATAACATTATTTTTGCTAGTCCTAGTAAGTCCAGGATAAGAAACTTACAATCAATAGGTAGAGGTTTAAGATTAAAAGATAATAATACTCATGCGACACTATACGATATAGCTGATGACCTGACTTATAATGGTAAAGAGAATTATACTCTAGCACATTTTAGAGAAAGGATAAATATTTACAGCGAAGAAGATTTTGATTATGAGATACACAACATAGAGTTAAACAATGCAGAAAACAACCGTTAAAATAATCAAGTTAATTAATGGTGACGATATTGTTACCGTTCTACCTACTGGCGATAAACAATTACCAGATAACGGCCCCTTAATTAGATTAGATAAACCATTACAAATCAAATATGTGCCTCAAATTACACCAATGGGATTTAGAGATTATATAGCTATGATTCGTTGGACTAATTATACGAGTGATAAAATTGTTACTATACCTAAAGATAAAATAATGACAATCACCAACGCCTCTTCCGAGATGTCAAATAGTTATTCTGCTATTGTTAAAAATTACGATAAACTTGATAAACCGAAGAGAGATGAAACATATCATAGAAAAGAGTTTACCCCTGAAGAAAATAAAAAATTGAATGAAATATTTAAAGAACTAGATGATGAGGAAGAGGAACCAACATTACACTAAAGTTGTTCTGGTGAAAACGGACACCGTTATTATACCGATAAAAAAATTAATGTCAAGTGTGGATTGAACATTGACAATTTAAGTAAATTATTATATAGTGAGGATATTATGGCACAAACAAAAAAGAAATCGGAACACTATGTTAACAACAAAGAATTTTTGGCCGCTATGGTTGAATATCGTAAGTCTGTTAACAAAGCAAAACGAGAAAAACACAACAAACCACCGGTACCAGATTACATAGGTGAATGCTTTTTAAAGATAGCAAACCATCTATCATACAGACCTAATTTTATCAATTATACTTTTAGAGATGATATGATAAGTGATGGTATAGAGAATTGTTTACAATATTTAGATAACTTTAATCCAAAAACATCAAATAATCCTTTTGCGTATTTCACGCAGATTATATATTATGCTTTTGTTAGAAGAATACAGAAAGAGAAAAAACAAATAACAATCAAACAAAGAATGATACAAGAGTCTAATTATGATGACCTAGCCTTACAGCCAGGTGAAGATAGAGAATTTAAAAATCAGTTTACAGAGTTTCTTAAAAAGAATATGCCTGTTGACGAACCGGTCAAAAAGAAAAAAACTAAAAAGAAGAAAAAATAATGGTAGAATATAAAGACAACTTCCTACCAAAGGAAGCACATCAAAAGTTATATGATTTGATGGTAACAGGGGATAATAATTTTCCTTGGTATTATACACCTCACATAACAAGAATGAACGACAAAGATGACAAAGGCTTATGTTATTTTATACACTTGTTTTATCATCTTGACAGACCTTTATCAAGAGAGTATGATGAATTTATAAGACCTTTTTGGATATCTTTAAATGCAAAAGCATTTATTAGAATAAAAGCTAATCTTTATCCTGGAAGTAACAAGTTAACTCAACATGCCTCTCATCAAGATTTTGATTATAAACATAAGGCTGCTGTTTATTGTTTAAACACATGTAATGGATATACAGCGTTTAAAATGGACAAAGGTTGGATGAAAGTTGACTCTGTAGCAAATAGATTAATAACATTTGATGGTAGCATGGAACACGCCAGTACCGATTGTACAGATGAAAAAACAAGAGTAAACATTAACTTTAATTACTTGTAATATGAAAATAGCTTTATTAAACGACACACATTTTGGTTGTCGTAATGACTCACCAGCATTTATTGAATATCAGAATAAGTTTTATAATGACTTGTTCTTTCCTTATTTGCAAAAGAACAACATCAAAACATTGATACATCTTGGTGATGTGGTAGATAGAAGAAAATTTATCAATCACAATACGGCACACAATTTTAAAAAAGTATTTTGGAATAGACTAGATGAATTAGGTGTTGATACACATATTATTATTGGTAACCACGACACATATTATAAGAATACTAATGAAGTAAACGCAATGCAAAACCTTGATATATCAAAAGACGCCAAAGTTTATACACATGCTACAACGGTAAACTTTGATGGTCTACCTATACTTTTTATACCATGGATTTGTGATGACAATGAGGCTGAAACTATTAGAACAATAGAAAATACAAAATCATCTATTGCAATGGGTCATTTAGAAATCAAAGGTTTTGAAATGCATAACGGCCATATGAATGAACATGGTACAGAAAAATCTGTATTTAAAAGATTTGAAAAAGTTATGTCTGGTCATTTTCATAAAAAGTCAGATGATGGCCACATTTATTATCTTGGCACACAATACGAAATGACATGGTCAGATTATAAATGCCCTAAAGGTTTTCATATATTTGATACACAAACAAGAGAGTTATCAAGAATAGAAAATCATAATACTATATTTAAAAAGATAATTTATAATGATAAAGAAACAAACTATGACAATCTTGATATTACACCTTATGATAAGTGTTTTATTAAACTTTACATATCAAATAAAACAGATACAGATATGTATGAAAGGTTAATGGATAGATTGTATAATCATATTAATTTACATGCCATTGATGTAATAGAAGACCCTACTGATATTGGTGCTTCAGTAAGAGAAGATATATTAGAACAAGGTGAAGATACACTTACATTTTTAGGTAACTATATTGACCAAATAGATGTTAAGATAGATAAACAAAAACTAAAAGCATTTGCCAAAGAACTATACATGGAGGCTGGTGAGTGATTTTATTTAAAAGACTTTCTTATAAAAACTTTTTATCTAGTGGTAATCAACCAATAGAAATAGCTTTAGACATGTCGCAAACAACATTGATTGTAGGCACAAATGGTAGTGGTAAGTCAACATTACTAGACGCATTATGTTTTGTTTTATTTAACAAACCATTTAGAATTATTAAAAAAGAACAAATGGTAAACACCATTAATCAATCTGATTGTATAGTAGAGGTAGAATTTGATGTAGGCACCAAGAATTATTTAATAAGAAGAGGTATCAAACCTAATCTATTTGAGATATTTTGTGATGGTAAACTAATTAATCAAGACGCAAACAATATAGACTATCAAAAATACCTAGAACAAAATATAATGAAACTAAATTACAGGTCATTTATTCAAGTTGTATTATTAGGGTCATCATCTTACGAGCCATTTATGAAGATGAAACCAAGATATAGAAGAGAGGTAGTTGAAGAGATACTTGATATCAGAGTTTTTGGTCTTATGGACTTGATTTTGCGTTCTCAACAAAGTGATTTACAAAAAAAGTTGACGGAGGTGAGGCACCAAGCGGAGTTAATAAAGACCAAGTATGAAACTGAAGCAAAATACTTAAAGACGCTGGAGGCAAAAGGTAGTGATAACCAGAGGGTACAACAAAATAAACTAGAACAAAACGAGAAAAACAGGCTAGAATATGATAAAAAGCTCCAATCCTTAAATGAAGCTATAGCCGTAAGTCAAAATGAATTAAGTGGTCAAGAAACGGTATCTAAAAAAATAAAAGAACTAGAAAAATATGAAACAAAGATAGAACAAAACCTAGATACACATAAGAAGACTTTAAAATTTTTCAAAGAGAATGATACATGTCCAGTATGTACACAATCTATTGATACAAAATTTAAGGAGGAGAAATGCAATCACGAAACTACCACAATTTCCAAACTAGAATCAGGTCTATCGCAGCTCGTAGGAGAACTCAGCAAACAAGAAGAGAAG